GAATGTTTATCAAACTGTGTGAACGCTATGCCACAAGATCAAACTGGCGTGGCTATACCTACAATGAGGAAATGCGAGGCCAGGCCCTGCTACAACTCAGCCAGATTGGCTTACAGTTTGATGAATCAAAGAGTCAAAATCCTTTTGCATATTATACTGCTGCCATTACCAACAGCTTTACCAGGATCTTGAATCTTGAAAAGAAAAGCCAGAACATACGAGACGATGTGCTGGAGATGAATGGCCTGAATCCAAGTTGGACGCGACAGAATGCCGGCAAGAAGAATCCCAACTTTGGGTTTGGTGTCACAAACATTGACATCGCTGAGTACAACAACGACGCTTAACCAGATGGGTCGCAAGACCCATCTTTATAGTGTATACTTTAATCTATGAGTCTATTCCGTAAAGTAGCAGTCTGCACCGATATACACTTTGGTCTCAAGAGCAACAGCCTGGTTCACAATCAAGACTGTAGTGATTTCATCGATTGGTTCATAGCCACTGCCCGAGCCAATGGTTGCGAAACTGGCATGTTCCTGGGCGACTGGAGTCATCAGCGTGCCGCAATCAACATGCAGACACTACAGTATAGTCTGCGTAGCCTGGAAAAGTTAAGTGCGGCATTTGATCGTTTTTACTTTATTCCCGGCAATCACGATTTATACTACAGAGATAAACGTGATATCTACTCAACCGAGTGGGCCCGGCACATTCCCAACATACAGATCGTCAATGACTGGTTTGAAGACGGTGACGTTATAATTGCTCCTTGGCTGGTAGGTGATGATCATAAGAAAATCCCTAAAATGTCAGCCAAGTACATGTTTGGACATTTTGAACTGCCACACTTTAAAATGAATGCCATGGTAGAAATGCCCGATCACGGCGAAATCAAGGTCGAAAACTTTGGTGGCTTTGACCGTGTGTTCTCAGGACACTTCCACTTGCGTCAACAAAAGAAAAATATAAATTACATTGGCAACTGTTTTCCACACAACTATGCCGATGCTGGTGATACTGCACGTGGCATGATGACCTTGGAATGGGGAAGCGAGCCAACTTATCATGCATGGCCCGGGCAACCCTTGTATCGTGTGCTTAAACTGAGTCAAGTGATTGATTCGTCTCCAGACCTGCTGGCCGCCAACATGCATGTGCGTGTAGAGCTGGACATTGACATCAGCTACGAAGAGGCCACATTTATCAAAGACACATTTGTCAAGGATTACAACCTACGAGAGATGAGCCTGATTCCTGTGAAAAGCACAGCCGTGGATGCGGACATGGCGCCCGGAGAAGTTAAGTTTGAAAGTGTGGATCAGATTGTCACAGATCAACTCACAAATATTGAAAGCGAGTTTTATGATCCCAAACTGTTGTTGAAGATCTATCAAAATCTATGATACAAATTCGTAATCTCACAGTCAAAAATTTCATGAGCGTGGGCAATAGCACCCAGGCCATTGACTTTGACCGTAAAGACTTGACACTGGTGTTGGGTGAGAATCTAGATCTAGGTGGTGACGGAAGTCGCAACGGCACAGGCAAGACTACCATTATCAATGCTTTGAGTTATAGCCTCTACGGGCAGGCACTCAGTAACATTCGCAGAGACAATTTGGTCAACAAGACCAACGGAAAAAACATGTTGGTCAGTTTGGACTTTAGTGTGAGTGGCAAAGATTACCGGATCGAACGAGGCCGTAAACCCAACTTGCTGAGATTCTTTGTGAACAATCAAGAGCAGGCTGTCACAGATGAAGCACAAGGTGATTCAAGAGAAACACAGGATGCCATTGAACATACCTTGGGTCTCAGCCACGACATGTTCAAACACATCCTGGCACTTAACACTTACACAGAACCGTTCTTGAGTTTGAAGGCCACGGATCAAAGGACCATCATTGAACAACTGTTGGGCATAACCATGCTGAGCGAGCGGGCTGATCGTATTAAGGAACACAACAGACAAACCAAAGAGGCCATACAGCAGGAAGAATTCCGCATACGTGCAGTGCAAGAAGCCAACAAAAGGATTGAAGAACAGATTGAAGCACTGCGACGCAGACAAACATTATGGACTACTAAACATGAAGAAGAGATTACCAAACTTGAAACCGCGCTTGAAGAGCTCAAGAAGATTGACATTGAAGCCGAGATACAGGCCCACAAGGCGCACCGGGTATGGGATCAGAAGCGCAAGGACCTTAACGACCTGGCTGGACAGGTCTCCCGCACGAAGCTTGATAAGGACCGCGAGACAAAAAGCATTGAGAAGCTTGGCAAGGAGATTGCGACACTTGAATCTCACACATGCCACACTTGCGGGCAGGCTTTCCACGACCATAAGCACCAACAGGTCCTGGAAAGTAAGCAGGCTGATCTGGAGCGAGCGAGAGAAGCGTGCTCGCAACATACACAACTCTTATCAGAACTTGAGACTGCCCACACGGCCCTGGGCACGCTAGGCCGACCACCTGTGATGTTTTATGATGCAGAAGAAGACGCCATTGATCATAGGTCTAGCATGGCCGCCCTGGAAAAGCAACTCACAGACAAGACCGCAGAGACAGATCCCTACGGTGAGCAGATAGCAGACATGCAAGGTCAGGCCTTGCAAGTGGTTACATATGACGCCCTCAACGAGCTGACCAGATTGCAAGAACATCAAGACTTCTTGCTCAAACTGTTGACCAGCAAAGATAGTTTTATACGTAAGAAAATCATTGAACAGAACCTAAGTTATTTGAATGCTAGACTCACACACTACTTGGACAGGATTGGCTTGCCACACACTGTGGTATTCCAAAACGATCTCACAGTCAGCATTGAAGAACTGGGCCGTGAGCTGGACTTTGATAACCTTTCACGTGGCGAACGCAATAGATTGATCCTCAGCATGAGCTGGGCCTTCCGTGATGTGTTTGAAAGCCTGTATCAACCGATCAATGTGTTGTTCATAGATGAAATGATTGATTCGGGACTAGACACACAGGGTGTGGAAAATGCATTGGCCTTGCTGAAACACATGAGTCGCGAACGCCACAAGAGCATATGGTTGGTTTCGCACCGAGACGAGCTGAGTGGCCGTGTGGAAAATATTTTAAAGGTTGTCAAGGAAGGCGGCTTTACTTCATACAATACAGATGTAGAAATTGCGTAGTCTAGGATTAAGATGATAACTATTACTCCATGGTATGGTTGTACGAAAACACCGAAATTGAAACGTTACCCGAAGACTGTGTTGGCTTTGTTTATTTGATTACTAATAAACTATCCGGCAGGAAATATATTGGAAAAAAATTAGCAAAATTTAGTAAAATCTCTTACAAGGTAGTGAAATTAAAGAACGGCAACAAGAAGAAAAAACGAATTCGAAGCAAAACGGAATCAGACTGGCAACTATACTATGGCAGCAACGATCAACTAAACCAAGACATTCAAGAGCTAGGCTCAGACAACTTCACAAGAGAAATATTATTTTATTGCCGATCAAAAGCCGAATGTAGTTACATAGAAGCCAGAGAACAATTCAATCATAGAGTATTAGAGTCAGACGACTACTACAACGGACAGATAGTTTGTCGTATACATGGTAGTCATATAAAAAATAAATTATTGATCAAGGATAAAAATGTCTAAGGTTGTTTTTACAGGATGCTCGTTTACCGCCGGAAACGGTTGGGTCGACACAGATCCTGAAATGTCTGTGCAGATTGCCGATAAAAACAATGCCAACTTATGGGTAAATTTATGCCATACTCAAATTGATCAGTTAAAAAATCTTGATTTAATAAATCTTGGGCAGGGCGGAGCATCTAATGCAGAAATATTTAAGAATACAGTAGAAGCAATTGCCAATCACAACAGTGATATTGGCATATTATTTTGCCAGTGGACTAGTATGCCTCGGTATTCGTTTAAAGTTGGATTTGAATTATGGAGTACCGACGAAGGTATTGAAACTAGTCGGCGGTCAAAATTTGATGTAGTGTTGAATCGCGC